GCCTTGATACACTCGATCTTTTTCGCAGTCAACTTTCCCACTTCACCACCCTGGAGATGAGTCGCTCCATCCATAGTGTACTGTTCTTGCTGAACTATCTTAGTATCACCACCAATACCGAAGAAACCGTTCTTCTTAACTACAACCTTATCTTTTCCCATTACCTGTGGGGCATTGGATCTATATTGAATACGATATCCACCCTCATAAGCATCCACTGTATAAGCAGTGTAGTCTCCAACAGGTAGATTGATGATAGGAACTTGTGTCTTATTCATCAAGTGTCCAACAACACCAATGTGTGCAGCACCAAAAAGAGTCCCTACTCCAAGTGCAAACCACTTGAAGAGGGACCGTTTAGGTTTTTCTTTTGCTATCGGTTCAGGATAATAGTCGCCAGGTTGTTCTTTTTTATTATCAAATATAGCCATGGCAGTTTAGGGGATTACTGTGGTTTTTCCTTTGGCTCTACAGCAGAGACAACCTCAGGTTCTTTTTTTGCTGTTGCTTTACCATTACTATTACCACCGCCACCTGCCTTAGCAGGACTTAAACCAAAAGCAGCAAGAGATCCAGAGAATACTGATGCAATGAAGGTAGGATCAAAATCAAGAATTTTTTGACCGTTTGGTAGTCTAACGTATGAGAATGTGAGAAGAGAAGCGGACCAGATAAGTACGACAACTTTCACCAGATTACCAAGGACTTCACTTTTATCTTCATGATGGTCGTCTTTCTCTTCTACCTGTGCTTTGGATTTGTTTCCGAGCATTTGTAGAGAGTAAGGCTCTGTTATTTAGGGATCTAATACTTCAACTGTGACGTGTGCGTTCTTTATTTTGTTGTATTTTTTACAGAGGGACTCACTTGATTCATGTTCCCATCTATGGTATGCACTTTTTAGGGATTTGACGTAATCAGTACCGCCGCAACCTACCATTTCATCGGCAACGATGGTCTTGATTAACACATCTCTCGTTAAATGTGTCATATGTAAATTCTGGTTTCCAACAACAAACCCTACATTATAAGACTGAAAAGCGTGTCAAAGGATTTGTCTTGGGTGGTCTTCCCGTTTTGTTCGGGTGTTATTATTTATTCAAAAACAGGATTGACTGGTGGATTGAATTCGTCTCTATGTGCTTTCATAATATGCTTCGGGACACCGTAATATCCCATATGCATCCAAACACAATCGACATAACGCAGATCTTCACGGTCTGCGTCGAATGTGGTCATGTCGCAGTATTTGATAATATCAGGAGGAACCTCCACCTTTTTCCAAGTGATAGGTTCCTCAATAAAAAAGGGAATCATTTGATAAAACCTTCTTCTTTCAACCACTTCTTAGTCAAAGGAGTGGGTTCATAGTCAGTCCACATTGTGCCACGAGCACAGGATTCTAGTGCTTCCATGGTCATCTTTTCTGTGCGACCTGCCCAGGATGCTTCTGCTTCCCAGGGGCGAGCATGAGGTGCATAAGTACGCTTTACCATCTCACGATACATCATAGGAACATCTTCCTCTGGTTTGATGATGGCAATCATAGAGTTCTCGATAGAACCCGCCATACAATCTTGCGCAGCGTGCCAACCTTCATGGCGCATCACTGCCATCAACACACCAGGACGGCGCATGTAAGTCTTGTTCAGGAAGAAGTTATTACTTACAGTATGATAGACGCCACGGTGTCCAACAGGAAAATACTTTTCGTCTGCTAGAAACACCCCAACTCCAATTTGTTCCAAGGCAACGAGCATTCTACCGAACTCGTCAGCAATAATATCATAATCGCTATTGGGATGAGCGCTAGCAATAGTAGAGATATTTTCGACCCGTTGTACATCTTTGGTGCATTCGCGGAGTAACATACACCCCATTGCATCCATAGTGTAGAAACCTTTTTTGAGTTTGGACTCGTTTGCAAATACTGGGGAGGTAAGCAAAGTCGAACCAATCAATGCAAGCAATAATTTTTTCATACTATTATGTGAAGTATTTTTTATATAGTTGAGATGCTTCGGCATGTTTACCGCTTTCATTCAACTGTTTGATTTTTTGTAGGATCTTACGCTTGAAATTCGTTGACATGATCTCCATCATCATCTCCTATGAATTCTAGAGAATAGACATCGTGATCGTCAATATTTGGATCTAACCATTCTTTGAACTCAGCACTAATGGCGTAAGCATTTTCTGTGTTTACTACCGCATCGTCCATTGTGGTAATGGGTATTTCACAAAGAGTGTGTATGCGATCAATTGCCCAGTCATGAGTCTCTTGAAGTGTTTGCTCCAAAGTTACCATAATCTTTTCGCATATAGCGTCCTAGTATATTACTATTGTAGTACGCTGGCGAACCGTCGTCAAGTGCTTCTGACAACACGTTATTGAGGAACAACTGTTTTGTTTCCTCAAAGTTACAATTACCTTTCGTTATATGTAGACTTATTATCTCTCTATTAAAAGTCTCTTTGCCGTATTTCTTTACATCTTCTTTCAACTCAGGACAAGAACCATAATACTTTTTCCAGTCTGATTCTTGTTTTACTTTTCTTTTCTTTCCAGGAGGTTTTCTGAACGACCAAAAATACTTTCTACCAATGTACTGTCGTTGGTTGGACTTATTGGTAATACAGTAAACAAAACCAAAGTACTCCCCAATATCATCACTGTCAAAAACTGTGCCATTATATTGCCATGGATTTTCATAACTCATCTTATAGAATTCAATGAGCTATTATTTATCTTTAACCGGGACAAACCTAGTCTATTGACGTTTTGAGTTCTTGTCAAGCCCTTGATAAATACTCAATAAAGTCTTATAATATGGCAGTCTACGTTAACAATATAACTGTCAATACAGGAGAAAACTTTTACAGAGACTTCTATCTTGATAACATAGATGGAACTCCATTAGACCTGACTGGATATACTGGAAAGTCAGAAGTTAGAAAGCACCCAGAGAGCGTTGGTGCTGCCACAACTTTTGCACTTTCTTTCGTTGATAGAACAAATGGAAGATTTCGTCTTTCGTTAGATAGATATGTTACTGAAAAACTAAAACCAGGTAGATATTATTACGATGTAATGTTTACAGACTCTTCAAATAAAAAGAGTATTGTAGTTGAGGGAATGTTCAGTGCGAGAGAGGACTATACACCTATTAGTGAGTGTATAAAAACAGATTACACAAATGCTTCTGTTGGTGGAGTTAATGAAGACACTGCTCATAATACAGGTATGGGCTCTGATCTAACCCCAATAACAATAGATGAAATTGGAGAATATGGTGTAGTTGCATTTGGTCATTATTCTAGTAGTTGTGTTGATATGCCAACTCTAACTACAAAGTTCCAAGACGCTGCCTACATGCAGAAAATACAATCGTATTTGCAGTTTGGGGGAGTGGTATTATATATTGGTGAATATTTAAACTGTGGTAATACTGCTGCACATAACACTAGACTTGGTTTACTCGGAACTTCTATAAGATTAGAATCAAGAGCCGATACTGCTTCTTCGGCAAGTTTAGTATTAACAAATAACGCTGCTTCCAATTTCCCTGCCTCTTGGGGTCACAGTCTAACTAATTCACTGGAAGTAAATAGTGGAACAGCAATCTATGCTCATACTAGTGGAACATATGTAACCGTTGCTTATGAGAAGGTTGGGAATGGTGCCATTGTAGTAGTGGCTGATAGTAATGGAAATAGTAAAACTCCATCAAATTATTATAATGGATTTAGGGATTTAGTTCTTTACGGATAAATAGTTAAAAAAGAATGTCCGCAGTATACGTACATAACATTACTGTCAATGGTGGATCCGACTACGAACAAGAGTACGATATGTACGAAGTCGGTGGTAAAGTTGTTGATCTGACAAATTATACTGCCAAAGCACAACTAAGAAAGCACAGAGGTAGTGGAACTGGTGTAAGTTTTACTGTTGGTTTTCCTAATCGTACTGCTGGAAAAGTACAACTTTCCATTCCAAGTTGGGTGACTTCAAGACTTAAACCTGGAAGATATATCTATGATATTCTTTTCACAAAACCAAATGGAACCAATGAGATAGTTCTTGAAGGTAATGTTCAAGTAAGAG